GCGGCGATTCATGCATCCATGATCGTCAACGCTATTGTCGACGCTGCCCTACAGGAGAAGCCGTGAGCCATGGAGTCCTGTACGACAATCAAAGGAGGGTCAGCAGGTTATGGGTAAGTTCTCGGTCGATGAGCTAGAAGGAATGTGCGCCCGCCTGGAGAGGGAAATTGCCGAAGATGTCCCTTGTGGTGGGTGGATTGTGGAGTTTCCAGTTCTTGGGCCAACACGGTGTGAGCGCGTCAAAGATAGGCAAGAAAAGATATATCGGCTAAAATACCAGATAGAAAAACAAAACCAGGAGAAGCTGTGATGCTTCAGTGGGCGCGCGACATGGTAGAGGAGCAATACTGGCGAGATGTGAGGCTTGCGGAGAACATGGGTGTGAGCACGGCCCGCGCTGCGTCGACGTACAACGCTAACATAGACTGGATCTGCCGTGCGGAATACGAGTCGTTTAGGCGATACGCCATCGAGTCCGACGCTATGATGAAGGCGAGGGAAGGGCGATGAGTGGTTTAAGGGGTCACGATGATTGGTGCGAATCCTTTCGCCATCCAGATTGCTCGTGCAATTGCTCACTGGGACAGTTTATGATGACCAAATCACTTCCGATTTTCGACGGAGCCATTACGGGTGCTGACACCATAGGCTCTGCCATAGACGCACTCAACAAAGCCGTCGATGATGTCAACGCTGCTAGCGAGCGTATGAAGACCTTAGGCCTGTCGCCTCAAATCAGCGTCAATGGCCACGAATACGGCGATACGGTCAGCGTATACGTTCAGGGATATTTGAAATGACCGAAGACGTTTACGCCTGGAAGCTCCCCGAAGAGCGCCAGGCCGAACTACAATTGCGGAAAGAGCAGCTTGAGGCTATGCTGCAAGCGCGCCGTGGAAAGCTGGGCTTCAAGGTCAACTGTTTGGCCATCGAGGCTGAGATTGCCAAGGTCAACGAAGAGATCGCAAACGGCTCGGATGGGGCCTTACAGGACACCAACCCCGTAGGGACCTAGAACACATGCCTGGAACTTCCTTCTCTAACCCTGGCGCTAACGATGGCGTCGTAACCGCTGACGGCTTTGTGGGCCCGATTGCCGGAGCCATCACCAGCACGAGCCTGACCCTCGGCGCTAACGGTACGGCCATTACGCAAATTCGCGTGTACGCCCCCTCGCTGACCCCGGTTCAGGTTGCCGCCAACACCTCGGCTGAGCAGACCTTCACGGTTACCGGCCTGTCGACTGCCGACAAGGTGTTCATCAACAAGCCTGCCGCCCAAGCCGGCCTCGGCATCGTTGGTCAGCGCGTCTCGGCCGCTAACACCCTGGCTATCACCTTTGGCAATTTCACGGCCTCGCCGATCACCCCCACGGCTGCGGAAACGTACGCCGTCGTGGCCATTCGGAGCTAAGCCATGAAGGCCAAGCAAACGCTCACCGCAACTCAGCTCAAGCTGATGCAGCAAGTCCCGCAACGCACGGCTGTCAGCCTCGGCAAGATGGGCGTGCCGATCGTCGGTAAGGCCAAGGGCGTGTGCTGCAAGTGAGCGCCGACACCCTTTAAACACGGCGCGGTTCTTCAAGTCGGGTCCATGCCAGCAGACGACTTAAACCGGCCGAGATGCTACCGAGCGCGCCAAGCATTCACTTTCTCGGAAAATCTCGGCAAGCTGGCGATAATTCGATGATCGACAAGAGGGCTAGGCGCAAATGACCAAGCTTGCCGTACAGACCGATGAAGCCGAAGCCGCCCTGCGTCGGTGGGGCGAGCAAATGCGGAAACAGGCAGAAGCTTGTCACCAGGAAGCCGCAGAGCACGAGCAAAAGGCCGAGGCCGCAAAGGCTGATGGCGACAAGTTCCAAGCTCTCTACAGTCAGTCCCAAGAGGCGCTTGCCAACCTGGCCTCGCATAAGGCGGGGAAGAAGGCGAAGTGACAGCAGAGGTCATCAACCTTCATGGCGAAGGCTCGCTCGTCGGTGACGGAGTTCAGCTTTCTCCCGACGATATCCTAGAGAATAACAAGGGCCAGTTCGTGCGCCTGGTGATTGTCGGTGTGTCGGAAGATGGGGAGTATGCAGTTGCGGGGACCGATAGTGCTGCGGAATCTCTCATGCTGTGCCAGTGGGCATCGTCGTTCCTGGTGAACAATCTTGTCGCTCGCGGATAGCTTGCCAAAGCTTCACACGTGAACTAACCTACCGCAATTCCTCCTATGTTCGGCGCCACGGCAAAGGCTAGTGAGGGTTGATTGAGCAAAGTGGCTGGATATGCCTGCGCAAGACGAAAAGGGCCGCTTTATAGCGGGAAATGGCGGGAATGGCGGTAGGCCCAAGGGCAGCCGCAATAAACTCGGAGAGGACTTTCTAAAGGCCCTTTCGGAAGACTTCGGGGATCATGGCGTTGCGGCCATTCAAACGGTCCGCGAAGAGCGTCCCCATGAGTACCTGAAGGTCGTGGCCTCTCTGCTGCCTAAGCACGTGGAGATCAAGGATGCCACACTGGAAGAGCTGGGACGAGGTGAACTCGCTTCTCTCGTCGATGCCATTAGAGCAGCTACAGAGGCTCGAAGCGATAGCCGCGAAGGCGCTGTCCACTAAGGACGCGCAACGCAAGCTCTGGACATACTATCCGGACGCTGGCCCGCTAAGGCGAGAGCTGTATCCCAAGCATCTTCAGTTCTTCGAGGCCGGCAAGGTTCACCGCGAACGCGCCTGCATGGCCGGTAACCGCGTAGGCAAGACTGAGGGAATTGGCGGCTTTGAGGTCGCTATGCACCTGACTGGCCTGTACGACGATTTCCCGTGGTGGCCTGGTCACGGGTTCGACAAGCCAATCAACGCGCTCTGTGGTGGCGACACGTCATCGACGACGCGCGATATTCTCGTTCGTAAGATGCTTGGTCCGCCTGAAGCTCGCGGGACCGGCCTTGTGCCGAAGGAGCGCATTCTGGACATGCGCCCCTACACCGGCATTCCCGGTCACATCGATTACGCCATCATCAAGCATGGCGGAGGTGGAGACGTTCAGGCCGGCGACAGCATCTTGCAGTTCCGCTCGTACGACCAGGGCCGCGAGGCCTGGCAGGGTACGGAGCGCGATGTGGTGTGGATGGACGAAGAGCCGCCGCAGGACATCTACACCGAGGCCGTCATTCGGACCATGACCACGAAGGGCCTTATCATCTGCACGTTCACGCCTCTGCGGGGCATGACGGACGTGGCGCTTAGCTTCATGCCGGAACTCGCTGCATGAGCAAGTGGTGCATTGGCATTGGCTGGGAAGACGTCCCTCACCTCACCGAGGAAGACCGCCAGGAGCTTTACGCCTCCATTCCGCCTTACCAGCGAGAGGCTAGAACGCGCGGTATTCCGCAACTTGGCTCGGGTGTCATCTATCCCGTTGATCCGGCCGTGTACGAGGTTGATCCTTTCGAGATCCCTGCGTTCTGGCCAAGAGCCTTTGCGCTCGATGTGGGCTGGAACCGTACTGCTGCCATCTGGGGTGCTTGGGATCAGACGCAGGACTGCGTGTACCTGTACTCAGAGCACTACATGGCTGAAGCGCCGCCTCAGATCCACGCTGACGCCATCAAGGCGCGAGGCAGTTGGATTCCAGGTGTCATTGATCCGGCTAGCTCTGGGTCGAATCAGAAGGATGGCACGGCTCTTCGTGACGAATATGCTGGCCTTGGTCTAGACCTAGCGCTTGCCGACAACACTGTCGAGGCCGGCATTCACGCGGTCTATCGACGCCTCGTCTCTGGCAGGCTTCGCGTGTTCAAGACCATGACGAATTTCAAATCTGAGATCCGCCTTTACCGGCGCGATGAGAAGGGGAAGATCGTCAAGGAGCGCGACCACTTGATGGACTCGACGCGCTACCTAGTCATGACGGGCATGTCCCGTGCCACTACAGAGCCACTTGGCGCTCAAGATGATTGGGAAGCCGCGAGGGGTCGATCTTATGCAACGGGGTATTGAGACATGAAGAAGTTGAGCATGTTGCTGAAGTTGAGAATGCTGCTAGGGCAGATCACGGGTGCTGGAATAGGCGTTAGCGCGCATATGCTTATCTTCGATCCGACCTACACTCGTCATCCGCTCTTGGCGATTTTGGCTTTCGCTGCGGCGGGAGCGTTGCTAGCTGGTCAGATAATGCTAGCCGATAAGGCGTGACCCATTGCCGGTTTCATCGATACACGATATCTAGACCATACTTCGCGCGCGAAAGAACGCCATGAGCACCGCTGAGAGCTACGGTTACAACGATCCTGAAGCCGTTGCGGCTGACGATAGCAGCTATGAAGGCAGCATCGTTGCGAAGGAAGACCGCCTCTCCAAGTTCGCGACCGAATCCGGTGACATCTCGTATCAACTTGACGCGACGGAACTCGCTTCGCTAGGCCTGCGTGCTGTTGAGGACTGGCAACGCGACAAGGCGTCTAACCAGGCGTGGCGCACCAAGACTGAGGCCGCGCTGAAACAGGCGGCTCAGGACGGCGGGGACATCAAGACGTTCCCTTGGATGATGGCGTCCAACGTCCAGTTTCCGTTGCTCACCGTCGCTGCTCAGCAGTTCGCCGCTCGCGCCTATCCGGCCATCGTCAAGGGTGACGAGGTTGTCGGCATGAAGGTGTTGGGCAAGAAGCCCTCGCCTCCGCAGGTTCCGCCTCCTGGCCCTGATGTGCCGCCCGAGGTCGCGCAGCAAGCGCAAGCCGCGATGCAGGCCTATCAGCAGTCCATGCAGGCTTATCAGGCCAAGCAAGCGCGCGCCGATCGGGTCAAGCTTTGGATGAACACCCACATCCTGTACGGCATGGATGATTGGGAAGGCGGCGTGGATGTGCTGCTCAACCAACTTCCGATCGTTGGATCGGCGTTCAAGAAGGTCTATTTCGACCCGCATCGTGGGGTTTGCTCGGATTACGTATCGGCGCTGCATCTGACGGTCGCCAAGGACACCGAAAGCCTTGAGCGTTGCCCGCGCGTCACCCAGGACTACCAGCTATACCCGTATGAGATCAGCGCCCGCGTGGCGTCTGGCGTGTATCGGGATGTGATTCTGCCGCATGTTGCTGCGGACAACGACGACCAGGCTCCGCGTGAGATCCTTGAACAGCATCGCCTGGAAGACCTCGACGGCGATGGGATCGAAGAACCCTACATCATCACGGTAGATGTGGGCTCGTCTCAGATTCTCCGCATCGAGGCGGCGTTCTCGGAAGACGACATTGCGCGGTCCAAGGTGGACGATTCCGTGGTGCATGTTCGCCGCTGGATGCCGTTCGTTCACTTCTACTTCCTGCCGGATCCCGAGGGAGGCTTCTACGGCCTTGGCTTTGGCCAGCTTCTTCAACCTCTCATGGCTGTCATCAACACGGCCATCAACCAGTTGAACGATGCCGGCACGGCTGCGGCGGCCGGCGGCGGCTTCATCGGGTCGGGCGTTCGCTTGCAGGGCGCGGGTCAAAGCCCGACGCTTCGCTTCCAGCCGGGCGAATACAAGTACGTCAATAGTTCTGGCCAGGAGCTGCGCAACGCCATCTGGGAACGCACGATCCCGCAACCGTCTCCGGTGCTGTTTCAGCTTCTTGAGATGATGCTGGGCGCGGCCAAGGACGTTGCGTCGATCAAGGACGTCTTGCAGGGCGACACGCCGTCCACGGCTCCTGTGGGAACGACGCTGGCGCTCATCGAGCAAGGCCTTCAATCCTTCGCGGCGATCTACAAGCGCGTCTATCGCTCTGAGAAGGCCGAGTTCAAGGCGATCTACGAGTGCCAGGGGCGCTGGGGCTCTCAGGAAGAATACGCCGAGCTGATCGACGACCCTGAGGCCAACCTTCAAGAGGACTTCTCCGAGAAGGGCGACGATATCGTTCCGGTGAGTGATCCGTCCGTGGTGACGCGCGCTCAGGCCCTGGCCAAGGCTCAGGTCATCCAACAGGCCGCAGCCGCATTCCCTGGCGTGATCAATCCGCAGGAAGCCGTCAAGCGCGTGTTCGAAGCCGCGCAAATCGACGATATCGAGGCGCTTATCGCGCAGCCTCAAGGTCCGCCGCCGAATGTGCTGGCTGACATCGACAAGACCAAGAGCGAAACCGCCCTCAATACGGCCAAGATCGAAGAGACCAAGGCCAAGGCGGCGAAAGATCTAGCAGACGCCCGTGCAACGACGGGTGAAGCGCAGGCTGAAGGAGCCACACATGCAGCGTTTGTCCTCGGGGCAACCCACGAGGGAGGAGTTTCTAATCTGGAGGGAGCACCCAGTGTCTCAATGGGTGTTCAAGGCAATGGCGACGGCCTCGGAGCTGCAATCCAAGGCGTGGCTGGAGGCGAGTTGGGAGAAGAACAACCCGGACCCGCTGTTCCTGAAGGAATGCCAAACGCGGGCTGACGCTTATCTGGCTCCTCGTGACGGAGATTACGAGGGTTTCTGCCAATTCAATGGCCATGATCCTGCTGCGGGAGACGAGAAGTGACCTTCTGGATCTCCCCCGTAGAATTCAACGTCGTCATCGAGCCCGATCGCATCGAATCCGGCAAGACCAAGGGGGGCATCATCCTTCCCGACGAGGTGAAGGAGAACAAGGACGCTGCGATGATGATGGGCACGTTGCTTGCTGTCTCGCCTCTGGCCTTCAACTATGACACGTGGCCTGAAGAACACATGGCCAAGCGGCCCAAGCCTGGGGATCGCGTCCTATACGCCAAGTTCGCTGGGACGGTGGTTCAGCAACCCATCACAGGCACCGAATACCGAGTCTGCAAGGACAAAGACATCATCGCAGTGATCCCTGAAGGAGGGTCGAATGACTGACGTTATCGCTGTCCAGGAGGCTGCTCCGGACGTTTCCGCTGCTGTAGCAGATGCCGCCCCCGAAAAGACTCCAACCGACATCATGCACGAAGTCGCGTCGGAAATGGGCTGGTCTCCCAAGGAGAAGTGGAAAGGCAACCCTGACGACTGGCGCGACGCTGATGAGTTCCTCAAGCGCACGCCTCAGATGCTCAAGGCGCTGAAGAAGCAGGTCGAGTCATCGAACCGCATCGCCGCCGATCGCATGGAAAAGGTGCGTCAGAAGGCCATCGAGGATGCCGAGGCGCGCATTGCCGCTGCGGTCGAATCCGGCGACATGGACGACGCCCGCCAGGCCATGGCCGATCGCGACAAGGCGGCAGCCCGGCCCGATCCTCAGGCCGAAGCCTTCGCCGTCAAAAACAGTTGGTTCAACACCAATCAAGCCGCCACTCAGCTTGCTATTGCCAAGGCTGGAGAAATCGCGAATACTGGCGGTAGTGTTGCGGCTCAACTTGAAGCCGCTGAGGCGGAAGTCCGAAAGAGATTTCCCGAGTTGTTCGACGACGAGCCTGAGGAGCGCCCATCAAAGGCCCCTCCCGCCGTCCACGGTGGAGCGCAGCGCTCTCCGGTCCAAGCCGCCCGCGAGAAGGGCTGGAACGATCTGCCCAAGCATATCCAAGGCGCTATGTCCGAAAAGACCCTGAAGTCGTTCGGTCTGTCCAAGGAAGAATATGCCAAGTCCTGGTTCAAGGAGAATGCCTGATGCCTCGCGGAATTCGCGCTGAAGCGATTCAAGGTGAACGCCGCCGTCGTCGTGATGCGGATCTCGACAAGACCCATCACATGAAGCTGGCTTTGCCGGCTGAGTTCGCGAACGACAAGGAACACGCATACTACTGGGCCAACGACGACAACTCCCGCATCGAGGACCTGACGGTTCGTGATGATTGGGACATCTGCACCCTGAGCGGCCATGAGGCCGGTGAAGGGGACAAGGTGCGTCGTCAGGTCGGGACCAAGAAGACGGGCGAAGCGCTCTATGCCTATCTGCTGCGCAAGCCGATGGACTACTACGAAGAGGACAAGCGCAAAGGCGCTGAACGGATTGCCAAGAGCGAGCAAGAACTGGTCTCGCAAGTTCCTGGCAATATTCCGCAGGCGACCAACGCTTACGTGGCGTCTGGTTCATCGATCAAACGCCGTGGGGCCTACGCCCCCTAAGGGAACCTCATCATGGCTAACGCCAACTCGCCTCAAGGTCTTCGACCTGTCCGCGACCAGTCCAACCGCATGTGGACCGGTGGCGGCAACACCTACTACGTGACGTCCGCGCACGCTACGAACCTGTTCATCGGTGACCCGGTGATCATCACGGGCTCGGCTGACGCCGCTGGCGTTCCGACCGTCGATATCGCCACGGCCGGCGCGACGAACTACATCACGGGCGCTATCGTCGGCTTCCTGCCGGATGGTACGCAAAACCTGATCACCTATGGCGGCCTTCCGGCTGGTCAGGCGGGTTACGTGATCGTCGAGGATGACCCGAACGTCACCTTCGAAATCCAGGCCACGACGCTTGCTGCTGCTGACCTGAACGCCAACTCGATTCTCGCCTCTGGTACGGGTAACCGCATCACTGGTTCGGGCTGGTACATGGACACGGCCACCAAGGGCACGTCGAACACCTATCAGCTCCGCATCGTGGGCATCGCGCAGTCGCCGGACAACGCTCTGGGTCAGTACTGCAAGGCTCACGTCCGCATCAACCTGCCGACTGAAGCTGGTCTGCCGACCGGCACCGGCGTTTAATAGGGGATCGCGGCAATGGCTGGCGGTGTCATCACTCGTTCGAATCACCCCGACGCCCTGTGGCCTGGGGTAAAGGCCTGGTTCGGCAAGCAATACAAGGAATGGGATCCGCTGTGGTCCCAGATGTTCGAGGATCGCGACTCGGACAAGGCCTATGAATACGTCATCGAAGCCACCGGCTTTGGTCTGGCGCAGCAGAAGCCTGAAGGTCAGTCGATCATCTACGACTCGGACTTCGAAGGCGTGAAAAACACCTTCGTGCACATGGTCTGGGGCCTGGGTTACATCGTGACCCGCGAAGAGGTCGAAGACGATCTGTACGCCGAGGTTTCCAAGAG